AAGCGTGTCCTGGAGGCGCTACGTGACCCTGAGACTGGCGTGGTGAGCTCCGAGCGTGCCGGAGACTTCATCCTGTCCCTGCTTCAGGAGGCATCCCCAAACTCCTGACGCTCGTCGGGGCCGATCGTGCGGCCCACGGCGAGCTGTCTGCCGACTTCATGCGATTCTTCGGGGTCTCCGACTGGCGCACACTGCCTCCGAGCCTGGCAGCCGATTGGTGCGCCGCGCTGGTCACCCAACCCGAATCGTGGACGCACCGAAAGCTGAACCCAGACTGGCGATGGTCTCTGGACTCCCAGTTGGGTGCCGCCGCCGTGGATCAGCTTCGAATCCTCGCCTGGCAGCAGACGAAGGACGGAGCGAAGGGTCGGAAGCAACCGAAGCCGATACCTCGGCCCGGGGTTGCTGGCTACCGTCCGGGAGGCAAGAAGACGGTCATGATCAACACTGCTGAGATTGACCGGCAACTGTCGCGTCCACGGAAGGACCTCGGTCGCGTGCGGTGACAGGTGTCAGGCGCTTGGTGAGGATTCCTTACGCGCCTGCGCCTGCACCTTCCCGAGGAACTTCATGGCATTATTCACCTTGTTGCGAGGGACCTCCACGCTCCAGAACTGGTCGCCACCCTCGATGGTCAGGAACTTCTCCCCGCCGCTCTTCTTCTTGGCGGCAAGTGCGAGCACGCCGAAGGCGACCAGTCGTGCCGCAGTGACTCGCGAGCTGAGCTCCTGGCCGGACTCGATGTGGATCTGAACGTCTGAGAGCGGGATCGAGTCCTGACCGGATCTGATGGTGTGAGCATGTAGCTCCAAGACCTTGCTTCCGCCGAAGAAGGCAGTGATCAGTGGGTCGGCCTTCGCCTGTTCGCGCTGATCTTTCAGCCATGCCTTGATGTCCATCGCAGGCCCCCTCCTCGTGTTGTCCCTGCGTCTCGAACCCTAACCCAGTCCTTGTGTCTCACGGGGGCCTTTCTCATGTATGGAGGTGACTGTGGGAGCCAAGGGTGGTGTCAACATTGGAAACGCGTGGATGAACGTCTCCGCGCAGTTCGGATCGGTCCCGAAGGACCTGTCGAAGGCACTCAACGGTGCGGCGGACTCCGCCAATGCGAAGGGCATTGGGTCTGGGATTGGGGACAAGCTCGGCCTGGGAATCGTCTCAAAGGTTGCCGGGCTCGGGACGGCCATCGCTGGTGCGATCGGCTTCGTCAACGTTGCCAAGGAAGCCCTTGCCGCCTCTGACGCGACCGACAAGTTCAAGAGCACTCTGAACTTCGCTGGCCTCGACACGTCCAAGATCGACGCGCTGACGAAGAGCACGCAGAAGTACGCAGACGAGACGGTCTACGACCTCTCCGATATTCAGAACGTCACTGCCCAGCTCGCTGCGAACAGCGTCAAGGACTTCGACAAGCTGGGTGAGGCTGCGGGCAACCTCAACGCTGTCAGCGGTGGCAACAAGGACACCTTCAAGCTGGTCGCACTGGCCCTGACCCAGGTCAACGGCGCAGGGAAGCTGGTCACCCAGGATTGGAACCAGATCGCCTCGGCCATCCCCGGAGCCTCCGGCAAGCTCCAGGACGCCATGCGGGAGAACGGTGCCTACACGGGCAACTTCCGGGACGCCATGGCCAAGGGAGAGATCACCGCCGCAGAGTTCAACCAGGCCCTCATGGACCTTGGCATGACTGATGTCGCGAAGGAGGCAGCCACCAGCACCTCCACCATGGAAGGTGCTTGGGGCAACTTCCAGGCGACCCTCGTTGGCGGCTTCAAGAGCGTCATCGACACAGTGAAGCCCGGCATCACCGGCGCTCTCTCTTGGGCCTCTGACAAGCTCGGAGGGTTCTTCGACTGGACCGGCGGGGCAGTCCAGGGTCTCGTCGCGCTGATCGGTCAAGGTGACTTCACTTCGGCGTTCCGTGATGCGTTCAATGTCGAGGAAGATTCCCCGGCTGTCACGGTGATCTTGAAGATTCGCGACGCTGCCATTGGCCTCTACAACCTCGTGGTCAATGGTGACTTCTCGTCCGCCCTGCGCAACGCATTCAACGTCGAGGGGGACTCTCCGCTCGTCACCATCTTCCTGTCAGCGCGTGATGCTGTGATCGACTTCGCGACGTCCATTCCGGAGAAGCTGGGCGCGGCATTCTCGTGGGCGCAGTCCAACTGGGACTGGCTCTCTCCTGTCGCTGTCGCCATTGGGGCGGCGGTCGGCGCGTTCAAGCTGTGGACCGGTGCGATCGCCCTTTGGCAGACCGCCACGAAGATTGCAACCGGAGTCCAAGTCGCATTCAACGCGGTCATGGCTGCGAATCCGATCATGCTCGTCGTCATGGCCGTCGCCGCCCTCGTCGCCGGGCTCGTGTACTTCTTCACGCAGACAGAGACCGGGCGGCAAGCGTGGGCGTCGTTCACGTCGTGGCTGTCTGGAGTATGGGAGTCCGTGTCGTCCGCGTGGACGACCGCCTGGAATGCGATCACCAACTTCCTGTCGAGCCTGTGGACCGGCATCAAGGCCACTGCGGCGGTCATGTGGAATGGCCTCATCTCATGGGTGACCGGCATCCCCGGCCGCTTCATGGCAGGCCTGGCCGCGCTGGGTCAGCTGGGCGTTAGGTTCGCGGCATGGGTTGGACAGGCGAAGGTCTCGGCGGTCAACAAGTTCAATGAGCTTGTCTCCTGGGTGACGGGTATCCCGGGGCGTGTGCTCGGTGCGCTCGGCAGTGTGGGGTCGCTCCTTTGGAACGCAGGTTCGCAGATCATCTCCGGCCTGTGGAACGGCCTCAAGAGCAAGTTCGAGGATGTCAAGGGCTGGGTGTCTGGTATCGGTGACTGGATCGCCGCACACAAGGGGCCGAAGGCGTACGACCTCAAGCTGCTGGTGCCTAATGGTGGCTGGATCATGGACGGCCTCAATCGGGGCCTGACGAGTGGTTTCGGTGACGTGTTGGGCAACGTGTCCGGAATGGCGACACAGATCCGTGACGAGATCGACGGGGCCACGATCAACGCGGCCTCGTCCTCGGCGTTGGCGTCGTCCATCCCCGCATACAAGGCGGGGAACGTGGCTCCGGCGTGCGGCGGGGAGAACTCCGATCCGACTGCTCGTCTGGATGACGGCCAGGTGGAGCGCTTGGCACGCGCGTTCGAGACAGGGACTGCTCGTGTGGCGCGTGCCTGGGTGAACTCGTGAGGGGGCTGTCATGGTGATGAAGGCGTGGGTCGCCTCCCACACGGGCCTGCCGAGCATCTACAGCGATGCTCCGGTTCGGGTGGAGACGGTGGGTGGGCGGGTCCTGGCCGACGGGAGTGGCCCCGTGCTGCTGTCGGATGCGCTGGCCGAGCCGGGTGTGCCGACGACCTACACGATCGGCGGGACGCTGCGGACCCTGACGCGTGCGACCGGGCCAGCGTGGGGAGGACTGCTGACGACCGCCACGGGGCGTGGAGTGCCCGGTCTGATCATGGTGAACAACGAGGACTCGACCGAATGGAAGTCCACGATCAGCCGCTTCTCTGCTAGGTCACACCGCTGGTCGCTGGAGGACAATCCCCTGACTGGCACTGCGCTCATGGTACTGACGGACCCTGCGCAAGAGCCCGAGATGTGGGATGTGGTCCGCCGGCGGTCTGTCCTGGTGATTGGCCCAGCCGCCCAGACCGTTGGCGTCCCGATGCGCTGTGTGACGGTTGACTCGGTGGGGCGCAAGCGAGTTGGCGCGGATGGAACGCTGAGCTTCGAGATCCAGTGGACGGAGGCGCTCGGCGTATCCGGCGCTGCTCCGGTGGTGACGTGGGGTGAGTGGGGGGCGTACGGGGAGGCGCTGCTGGCAAAGTGGGGGGTCGCTGATGGCACGGTGGAGGTGCGGAGGAATCTGGCGTTGCGGCCTCGCGCCGATGCGTTCACCGATAATGGCGGCTTCGGGGACAGTCGATGGCAGACTAAATCCCAGTATTCGCTTCTTACAGGGATCGCATCGCCGGGGTATGGGATCACGACTGCGGCGAGACTTACTGTCACTCAACTCCAGTCCGGACTGGGGTTCCACATCTTCGGGAACTCCGACGCCAACATTGGGGCATACCTGTCAGTCACACCGGGGACGCCTTTTGACGTATCCCTGCTCGTACGACGCAGTGTGGATGGCCAGTGCACTCTAGCGACGAAGTTCTACGACGACGACAACAGCGTCATCGCAGACACTGCGTATACGCCCTCTCAGCGAACGGCCGTCTGGTCGGAGCATCGTCAGACGATCCTCCCCCCGCCGGGGGCCACGCGACTGAGACTGTCCTTCAGGTTTGTCGATAGCCCACCAGTCGGTACGACTCTGGATGCGACGGCTCTCATGATCGGCCCCGTTGGAGCCCCGTACTTCGATGGCTCCTATTCGCCTGACCCTGACCTGACGCCCTCGTGGACGGGTACACCGAACGCGAGTGCGAGTGTGCTCAAGGTCGCGTCGGGCTGGCAGCACTACTCGGCTCTGGACCTGTGCCGAACGATCGCGGGGATGCCCGCGTAACTCTCACTCTCTGACAACTACATAAGGGTGGTGCCACATGCGTCCAGGCCCGAATGACTTGCGCGGTTCCGTGGGTGTGGGTGCTCGCGTGGAGGTGGTGCGTGGTCGTGAGGTGCTGGCGGTGAGCGTGCCGGTCGTGGATGTGGTGGTGGATGCGACGCAGGACAGGGTGGTGCCCACACAGCTCACCTACACGGCACCGCGCGACTGGGTGCCGGAGCATCCTCTTTCCCCGCTGAACAACTTCGGGCAGCGGTCGCACCTGTCGATGGTCCTCGACGTGGACGGCGTGCCCTCGACGGTGGAGATCGGGTGGTTCCTGCACACCGCGTGGGTGGAGCAGGACGACGGCGTGCAGGTGACTGCCGTGGACCTCATGCAGACGCTGGTGGACAATCCTCTGGATCAGCCGTCGTCCCCGCCGTCTGGCGCGTCCCTGCTGGGTGAGCTGCGCCGGATGTGTGCGGGCGAGTCGGGGACGGGTCTGCCCGTGGTGCTGGATGATCCGGTGGACCGGTCGGTGCCGAGGACGACTCAGTACGGGACGGACCGGGCGGAGAACGTCAGGGACCTCCTGGAGTCGTATGGCCTCGAAGCGTCGGTGAAGCCCGACGGGTACCTGCACGCGTGGTCTCGGCGTGACGGTCGTCGGCCGGTCGCCCACTACACGGCGCGTGATCTGGGCACGCCGGGAGCTGCGGGTGTCCTCCTGGATGCGCCCCGCAAGAGTCAGGACCGCAGGCCGAACCGGTGGACTGTGGTGGGCACGCAGGGGTCGGGGGATGACGAGCAGGTGTTCGTCGCGAAGGCGAGCGCGACTCAGCCGCCCTACGACGTGGAGGGTTACGGGGTTGTGCGGGCCCGCTACGAGATGAATCAGGCGACCAGTCAGGCTCAGGTGACGGCGGCGGCGCAGACCTACATGCGCGACGCCATGGTCACCAGCGAAACCAGGTCACTGGAGATTCCTGCCGACCCGCGGTTGGAGCTGGGGGACATCATCAGCGCCCAGACCGACACCGGCGAGATGCTCACGGGTCGCGTCACGGCGTACAGCCTGCCCGTCAGCGAGCCGGGCAGTGACATGCGAGTGGATGTGGGGGTACTCAAGTGGTGAGGCCGAACTTTTGGATCGACAAGAAGGTCGAGCGGGAGCGGGCGGCGTCGACTCAGCTCACTCAGCGGGACCGCGTGGAGGGCGGCACGGTCACTGAGCAGGTGGATGCCACGCATATTGCGGTGCGCCTGGATGGGTCTGAGCTGCCTGACGTGGTGGCGCCGTCTGAGTCTGGCGTGAGTGCGGTGGGCGCGTGGGTGCGTGCGATTCGTGATTCGACGGGGCGGATCGCGAAGTTCGGCATCCCCGACTCCATACCGTCTGGTGCTGAGCAGTTCAGTGTGGGTGTGACGGGTGAGCGGCTGGTCCAGTTGGATGCGACGACGGCGGCCTTGGATGCTGGGTTGGAGTCGGCCCAGGCTGACCTGGATGCGGCGAAGGCGGAGTTGGATGGGAAGCTTGCGGAGAACACGGAGAAGCTGACTGTGCTGGATGAGTCGAAGCTGCCCGCTTTGACGGAGCGCGTGGGGACGGTGGAGACGAATCTGGCGTCCGCGCAGACCCAGATCGGTGAGGCGCAGGGCAGCATCGCGACACTGAACGACGAGACCCTGCCGGGCCTCCAGGATGACATGCGGGATGCGGCGCGCCTGACTGAGGGGACGCTCGACAATGCGCGCCTGAACGTGGGCACCCTGGCCGCCCAGATTGCCAACGTCATCCAGCTGAACGTGAGCAGGCTTGTTGCGGACGACACGTCGATCAACACGGCGGTGGTCAACAAGCTGGCGGTCGCTATCGCCAACGTCATCGAGCTGAACGCTGACCGGATCACGGCTGGCACGATCGACACGAGCCGCTTGGACGCGCAGACTGTGGCGGCCGCGGTCGCGCAGTTCCTCCAGCTTGACGTGGGTCAGCTCACCGCCGACACGGCCAGCATTGGGGACGCGGTCGCGCAGAAAATCTGGGCAGGAGTCGCAAAGTTCGCTGAGATCACTACCGAAATGCTGACCGCCGGGAACGCCGTGATCACGGGCGACATGATGGTGGACACGCTGATCGGGAAGGTGCTGTCGGGTGCTGTCCTGACGGCTGGTGGTGGGAGTCTGCCTCAGGTCCTGGTGGGTCCGGCGTCTGGGGTGCCCGGACAAGGCGACAGTTACGGCATATATTTGTCGACGCCGAACAGTAACGCGACCGGCTCAGCCCACCTCGCAGTCACCCCGGCGGGCCCAGAGTTCTCCATGCTCAACGGAGACCAATCGCCCCTGCTCAGCATGGACGCGACCAACGGACTGAAAGTCCTCGACACGTCCACGAGCACGCTGGTCTCCACGACGGACATGCTCTTCGGGTCGAAAGCTTTCGTGCACACGGGAGTCATCGGGCATTCCAGCGCGAGCAGTGGCGAGTGGGGAGATTGGAACTTCGACGACTTCGTTGTGGACTTCATTCCCACCACTCCACGCGTCATCGCCTATCTCGCAGTCGACGCATACGTCAATGATTCATATGGTCTTATGCGTGTTGAGGGCGTGATCCGAGACGGCGGCGTGGACTTCGCGAAAGTGCGGACAACAAATTATGTTTGGCAATTCATCCCCGCTGACGCGCCACTGCAACTCAATGCGGTCGGCAGAATTGAAGGGCTCACGCCGGGGAAAGCCTACAAGATTCGCGTCCAAACCAAAGTGCGGTCCGACGGCAACTGGAAAAGCACGCTGTACACGAGCTCGCGCGGAATGTTTCTTTCTCCCGCGTGACACATCGACAATTGAAAGGCGGCATCTGTGAGCACACAACATTGGAAGGGGCCCGCAGTCCCATCGGAGAGCGATGACCTGCTGGAGGCGTGGCCCGCCATGCTCGACACGACCGGGATCGTCACCGTCGCCGCCAGCATCGCAGCCGCCCGCGCCATGCTGACCGCGGCCGAGGCCGAAGGCCACACCATCAGCGCAGACACGCCAGTCTACTTCAACATCGGCGGCCAAATGTACATCGCTGACGGCACAAAAACCGATGGGGTCTGGTACCTGCGCCTCGTCAACGAGCCCGAGCGGGACCAGCTCTCCACCTCAACCGGCGAAACATACACGGTAAACGGCTCGACGTACCAAAACCTCCTCAACGGCACGATCCCCGCACGCCCCTACGACCGCCTGTTCCTCGCCTTCGGGCAGGCCAACGGGCAGGTCACCGCGGGCCGCGTCCAGCTCGTCGCCAGGGTCGCCGGCGTCCTCGGCTCCCGCAGCGCATTCGGCAGCGACGAGATGGCCACACAGACCTCCATCTGCATGAGCATCGTCACCGCCGGAACCGACCCCGACCTCCACCTCTCCCTCATCGCGGGCGGCGGAGGCACAGGCACGATCAACATCGTCGGGGACACCAGCGCCCGCCTGTGCCGCTTCAACGTCATCGCCTTCCCCATCAGCATGGCCTGACACTCACCACCCACACGCGCCCCGACCACACCGGTCCGGGCGCTTTCTCATGCCCAAGGGAGACTCAGCATGGCCAGGTATCCGGGGGCAGTGTGGAAACCACTGTCCAACAACTACAATCCGGGCGCGCGCACCGCGCAGCTCGGCCTCATCCTCCACGTCCAGGCCGGAAACGGGGAACTGTCCGGCTGGTTCTCCAACCCCGCCGCACAGGCGTCCAGCACGTTCTGGGTGTCCAAGACGGGCGAGGTCTACCAGTACATGGAGGCCGGGACCGACAAATCCTGGGCGCAGGCGGCAGGAAACGGCCAGTACGACTCGGTGGAGACCGAGGGGCAGCCCACCGAAGCGCTCACCGACGCCCAGGTCGCAGCGCTCGCGCGCCTCGTCCGGTGGGAGCACGACACCTATGGCATGCCCTACACGGTCATCAATACTCCCGGGCAGGCCGGTTTCGGCTGGCACGGCATGGGTGGGGCCGCGTGGGGCGGGCACACCGGATGCCCAGGCGACCTCCGCCGCGCCCAAATGCCACAA